TTATCACGATATGCAATAGAGATGATAGGGTGATTCGCTTGCTCTGGATGAGGGAAGCCGTCATCAGATGCAACCTCGATATCGATGTTACCAATGCGAATGTACTTTAGATTGTATTTGATTGTGCCTGGATATGCTTCTGCTAGAAACTGCGCAACGAAGTTGGTGTTGCCGTAAGTCTGAAAGTTATCAACGTCTGCATAGCGTTTGGTGAAGTCTTGGGCTTCAGACATAGACTCGAACTGCATTGGCTCAACATTAACACCGTCAAGCGAAGTCCATTCAGTGTCTTTGTTGGAAGGCAGATACATCGTGGGCTTGAATGCGACCCGCTTCTGAATTTTATGACCGTGAGAATCGTAGCCACGGAAAAGCATTTTGTTGCCGTATCGATGAACGGATGTGTAAAAACTCAAATTGTGTACCTCATGATGTAGGGTGTATTGTACAGAATATGATATATTGTATCACATACTTATCAATATAGTCAAGCGAAAAAGAGGGCTTTCGCCCTCTAATCTTAGTCTTTTGTTGAAACGAATGAGTACATCTCTTTCGCTTTCTCCATCAACTCTTCCATGCTGTACATTTTGTAAACCTCTTTAAGGTTAGCTTCAATCTCTTCACGGGTCTTTTTGCCTTCGGCAATCAGATTTTCATAAAACTGGATGTTCATGTGATATTGTTGGTCCATGTAGTCTTTTGCTAGTTTAAGCATTTCTGCACGGATTTCAAATGGATTCTTAGACATAGTTTTCTCCTGTGTGTGTTGTGTAGGGTGGGACGAGGTCATAGACCCCGCCCCGATTTTGTTACTTACCTTCTGTAAGCAACTGTGCCTCAGATTTGCCGATAGCAATCTTGCGAGGTTTCTTATGCTCTGGAATGATATTCTCTAGAGCGATTGAAAGAATACCGGAGTCGAGGTTAGCACCTTTAACTTCGATGGTATCTGACAACGTAAATTTGCGGGTGAAGTTACGTTCAGCAATACCCTTGTGGATATAGTCAACGCCTTCGTCTTCACTAGACTTGGTGCCAGTGACAGTCATTACGCCATCTTCAAGCTCAATACTGATTTCACTTTCATGGAATCCAGCAACGGCAATCTCTACTTCGTAGTGATCATCAGAAAGCTTTACGATGTTGTATGGAGGGTAGTTGCCTTGTTTAGCTTGTAGTTGATTAAGCGTGTGAAGGCGGTCGAACATGCGGTCGAAACCGACAGCGAACGGATCTCTGTGTAGAGTCATAGATTATCTCCTTTTAAGCAAGATTAAGTTAAGTGAACCCATAAGGCGTTCACGTTTCTATTTATACGTTTTTGACGTATTTTTCAAGATCAGGCTGAAAATAATTTGGTCCTTTCAGGATCTTGCCATCTTCACGGTAAATAGGTTTACCGTCAGCGCCTAGTTTGCTCATGTTTGATCTCTGTACTTCATCGAAGCAAGCATCAAGATCAATGCCAAAAGCGTGACCGGCACCGTAGGTCACATAGAGGATATCTGTTAGGGCATCAGCAACTTCTACTAAGTCCTTCTCGCCCATTGCTTGATATAGTTCCTCTAATTCTTCTTTGATAAGTTCGTATCGTAACGCAACTGTATCAATATCTGGAAACTCGGGCTTAGACTTAACCTCTTGCCCGAATGTCTCCATGAACTCTTTTACTTTCTCAAAATTAGACTGTGACATAATATATTCTCCCAATCACTTGCCGTCTGAATAGTCGGCATCTCTATCTTTAATCAACTCGTTTAGTCTGTCTGCCACTCGTCTTAGGAATGGATTATCAAATTCAGCTGCCATATAATGAAGTTTTACTAGCATTTCCACATCTTCTTTATATGTCTCGTAGTGAAGATCACCCATAGCACGTCTCCCATTCGTCAATGTCAACCATAAAAGAAGAGTATTCTGGAACATCAAGATCACTGTCTGCTAGCCATTGTCTAACATCTTCGACTCCATCAATGCCTTGACCGTTCATGATAATAATCTCTCCGTTTACAATGAATAACTCAGGTATACCATCATCGTCATAGTCGTGAAAATCTACGCTTGAAATTTCCATATTAAGTCCTCACTAATGCTTGCAAATATGCGCCGCCTTGAGAATAATTAGTGCTTTTACGAGCATAATATCCTCCAATAGTCACAGTATCGTCTCCATTATATGTTGCCGATAAGAACCATTGTTTATCATAGTATTCCGTAGCAGTCAAAGCACTAAACGTTCCTTTGGTACAGGCTAGAGTGAGTTGTCTTGTGTTATAATGAGTCCAACCAGTTCCTGCCATATGCATTATACAAACAGCAAACGTATCGCCATCTTCCAAGTCTGGCAAATAAGTCGATAGACTAAAAGATTTCTGATTCTCGTATGTTAGATTCGTAGTTGACTTGACAGGGCTCTGGGATTCTGTCCATGTTACATGTTCGCCTCTACCATAGAAAGCTTTCATGTTGATTGCGCCAGAACTCGGAATACCTGTTACATATCCTCCAGACACAGGAGCAGTAAAGTTGCTGTATGATGTTCCAGTCGGCACATTTACACCCCTGTAGTACTCACTCAAACTGATAGGATTAGATCCTCCAAACTCAGCTTGTATCTCAGAAAACTTCAATGCGCCTTCAGTTTTGATAGTCATACCTTGGTCCTGTTTATCGTTTCTTACCTATGCTATATTTAGCAACTAGTTCCCAATCGCCCTTCTCTTTGTATGGAAGAATTTTGATTTGCGATAGAGGTGCTGGTGGTTGACCCTTCTTCTCGCCCACAACTTTTACCAGTCCCCATTCTTCAAGCAGGTTAACGATGGTATTACGTCTGGCTTCGTCTTCCTCAGAAAAGTTGTTAATCTTGCCGTCAAGCATGAAAAGTTCTTTGAAGTGTACGATATAGTACTTACCTTGCTTGTGTAGTATATGACAAGATTGGTAAAGTTTGCGATCCTTGCGTGAAGCGATACCGATTCTGGTTAGCGTCTCTTTGATTTTCAAAAAGCTTTCTTCATTCGGTAGTTCGACTTCTACTAAAGCCTCTACTAGATTCATTTTTTAATTCCACCCGTTTCTAATTGTTGTTCCATAAATTTAATCTGTTCACTGGACAACAAAGAAAGGTAGTCTTTCGCAAGATTGCGATTGCATTGGTAGTATTCGCACACAATCTCTAATTCTTTGTCACCAGCATCTTTAACCCACTTTGCAAATCGCTTCTTAGGTCTTATACTATTTAGTAAAAACTCATATTGAGGGCGTTTGTCTAGCTGGTGATACTGGTTGACAAGGTTAGCATGTAGTATCGTGTCTGGAAAGTAAGACAATGCTTTATTCACCATGTAAGCATTGTAATCTTTCTCAGAGAGAGTATCGTTTTCTGAACCTCGCATTAGGTTCTTTTTAGTTTGGTTGATAGTGTTTACATAATCAAAGGGGTTCGCCATTATCTATCTCTTCACTCAAATATTCTTCTTCACAGGCTTTGCAAAAGTAAGCCTCACCCACTTGCTCATCTGAATAGCGATACTTAATCTGTGCCGGGTTTTCTTCAGTGATTTTGGCATCGCACATCAGACATTTTTTCTTAGGCTTCAGAAAGGGTATCGTCATACAAGATTGCTCCACGTCTTGAGTTTGCCATATTTCTCCTGAGCGTAGTCATCAATCTTAGTATACGATATCATGTCTGCACTATGCAAGAGGTCAATCATACATTGTAAGTCGCCAAGTTCTTTCTCAAGACGTTGAATAGGTGTGGTACCAGCATAGTCAGTATCAGCACCAAATCGAATAATCTTAGAAGCTTCTTGAATAACTTCTGAACACTCTTCCATCAGAACAGTCAATAATTCGTGTTGATAGTCTAGTGCCATTACTTCCACTCCACTTCTGCCATGAGAGTCGCAAGAGCGGCTACACGGTTGATTTCAGAGTTAGCAACGAAAGCTTCTTTGTACTGGTACTCAGCCAGAATGATAATGGCATCAGCGATACTTTGTGTGCTACTTACTTTGGTAGGCAACAGATCATATAGTGAACGATACAGTACGGCACTATCTACATCCGAATTCTCTCCAACCCACTTGCGAACCTCAGTGAAGTTACGGTCTTTCATGAGAGAGATTAGAGAATTGATATTGTCGTTTGACTTATTGGCTAAGACACCAGCATCAATGCGACCAGTAGCAGAGTAACGCTGTAGTTCATTAAGGACTCTACGCCAATCAGGGAAATAAACTTGTACCAACTCAGCAACAGACTTTTGATCATACTCAACTCCTTCATCTTTTAGAATGCCACAAACACGCTTATAGAACTGTGCGGCTAGGTTTGGCTTTTCAGCTTTTGGAATAGAGAACTCAATAACCGAGCATCGAGAGTGAAGTGGTTCGATGATACGATTTTTGAAGTTACAAGTCAGAATGAAGCCACAGTTTTTGCTAAACTCTTCCATAAAGTTACGGAGAGCTGGCTGTGTACTGTTAGCGTTTAGATAATCAGCCTCATCTAGGATCACGTACTTACGACCACCAGAAAAGGAGACAGTAGAGGCGAAGTTAGCAATCTCGGTACGTAGCGTATCGATGTTACCATTCATAGAGCCGTTGATCACAATGTAGTCTGCGCCAATCTCTTGTAGCATAGCTTTGGCAATTGTAGTCTTACCTACACCAGCACGACCAGTTAGAAGCAGATTAGGTACATTATCTTGGTCAACGAATTGCTGAAAAGTTTTCTTTAGACCATCAGGAAGAATGGTGTCTTGTACTCGCTGTGGCCGATACTTTTCTACCCAGAGAAAATCATCTTGCATTGGTATACCTCATAATATAGTGAATGTTTCAAGTGACACAGTATAGCGTAAAAAGGGGACCGTGTCAAGTCCCCTTTCATCATTTACTCAGCAGCTTCTTCTTCTGCTTCTGGAGCCGGTGCGGGATCGCCTGGAACACGGTCAATCTGACCCTGCTCTTTAGCGTGATTCAAGAACGCCATGAAACGCTCACGAACTGTCCCTACTGCGACCAGTTCATCACCACGGATAGCACCACGTGCGCTAGCGGCATCGATAATCTGCACAGCGGCAGCAATGTCGTTTAGCGACAGACCAGGACCCTGATCTTGTGCTTCTGCGGCTTGAGTGTTAGTTGCTTCAGTCATTATAATGTTCTCCTTTATTTACTGTTGATTGCAATCCAGTATTGTACTTTGTCAGATTTAAAATGTGCCATACCTTTAGAGGACAAAGCAACCTCGTAATCAGCAGGCATTAGTTTCAGATTGTCCACTTTGATATACATTGTGAACTCTCCAAAATCTCCGTTTTCAGCTACTACAACATCGTATGTATCAGCCGTTGGATTCTTACTATCGACAGCGGCTAGTGATAGTGTACCATCTTCAGCTTTGAAAGCGATTTCTGGTAGACCAAGCACTGCGGCTGCACGAACAACTCCGTCAATATCATCCCAAGAAAGTTTAACTGTTGCGTCTGGATCGTTAACTTCAATGTCACGATTAGGTGGAGCAACAATCATATTCTCAGCAGTGTATGTGTATTTCAAGGAACTCTTCTTACCACGAATGTCGAAGCGATCTTTCAGGAAGTTTACTTCTGGCTCATCAAATAGTGATAGAGTTGAAAGAAAACGTGATAGATCATAGACACCAGCTTGTTGTTCGAACGTCTCTGGCACGACAGCGGCTGCCATTACAGTCTTCTGTGGAGAGATTGTTCGAATCATTTGACCCGGGCGAAATAGAACGCTTGGGTTAATTTGTGAGAAGTTTTTAAGAACAGATAAAGTTTCAGAACTGATCTTCATAGTGTATTCACCTTTTGCATTGTTGAGTTGTATAATATATCAAATTTTATTACGTTTGTCAAGTCTTTTTGTAAGTATTTGGTTTAGAACTTTCACTTGCTGTTGGCGATGCATCAATAGAGGCAATGTGTGCAAGTGAACCACTAAACGTGTATGAGCCCATATGCTGTAGTTGCATCCATGGACACATATGTATATGAAGTCCAATCTTACGTGCAAACTGACTAAACATGTAGTCCTCAGACAAGTAACGCTTCGAATCTGGGTCAATGATGGTATCAAACACAGCAGAGATTTCTCTATCACCACCGAACTGCTCAGTACGAACATGATCTGGTTTGTACATCAACTCAGGATATGCTTCAATATACTTGGTTAATGCACGTTTGTCAATACACATGAACCCAGTTCCGCCTTCTTTTATTTCGACAGGCTCATTGATCTTGAACGAAGTCATACCTTCAACTGTATTGAACACGTAGTCGCCACCAAACTTCTCAAGGTTGAATGGGTTCTCATCAGCCATGCCAGCTTCAACAGCAGTCTTGATTTTCTCCCAAGCGATAGTCTTCTTAGGGTAAGGACCAGTGATCACGTCAATGCCCTTGTCACTGTCACATAAAAACAATAGAGTAAGTGCATCACGGTAATCGAAACCAATATCACTATCTACGAATAGAAGGTGCGTAGCGTCTGAGCGCATAAACTCATCCACGCAGTAGTTCCTAGCCCGGGTGATTAGAGACTCGTTAAAGAGATAGTAGTGGCGAACGCTAATGCCGTGCTTGGTACATACAAGGGTCAAGTCGTTCATAGACTTAGTATAGATGCCAGCGCACTGACCTCCATACATTGGAGTAGCTACGAAAAGGCTTTTACTTCGTAGTACTTCTACATCAAGTTCCATTATGAATTCTCCGTATCATGGATATAAAGTTGAATCAAAGCATAGTGTAAGACTTTCATCAGGTCTTTTCGGGCATCTTTAGAAGTGCCTTTCTTACCATATCTTTGTGCATATTTAAGGACATTACCAATACAGAATCCAGTACCATGACCACCATCGATAATAAACTCAGTAGCTTGGAACTTATCACGAGAATAATGTTCGCCATACGTGGCGTCAACGTACTTTTTAAACTCTGCGATCAGATTACCTTCGTTGTATTTATACATGGGATCAGTTTTTTCATACCTCTTAGATAGCTCTGATTCAACTCTATCCCATTGTTCATCACGTGAATCCTGTACCGTGGTGCGTATACTCTCATTGCGAGAAGCCGCATCCCACTCTTCAGGAGTTGCGTCATTTAATCGTCTACCGAATGTCAGTCCCATTTTATCTCTCCACTTGTTCCAAATCATTCTCGGCTCTGTAAATAGCCTGTAACCTCAATATATCAGCCGCTACGTCATGGGTACTATCGTGTGCAACAAAGGCAGTCTTCCAATACTCTTCGTCTGCTACTGGAACAAATCCACTACGGGTCGTGTAGTTGAATTTGGCATCAATATGTGTGCGAACATCACGGGCTTTGTAGAACTTCAGATATTCTTTGAACATGTGTTCATTGCCCGTGAGTCGCATAACCCTGTCTAGAATCACTGGATCGAAGTTGTTACCTCGTGACCACCAGTAATCTACGTTTTTGACTTCTCGAAGATATGATAGAATAGTATCACAAAACTGGACCAATGTCAAGTCTTGATCGGATCTTTTTAGCTTGTCACGGGCTTCTTTTGGCAATGCTTGCCACCACTCAATATCCTTCTTAGTGTACTTGCAGCCGTAATTAGATATCTGGTCAGAGATATCAGCTTTAGCAGTGTACACCATTTGGGTCAACTCATCAAACGAATAAGGATCGGATAAGAATCGATCCCACTCAAATGTGGCATATGCCATATCAACGATAGGGCAAGCCATAACGTTTGCTCCTATCGTCTCCATGTCAAAGATAAAGTCTTTGCGCTGTTTTTTCATGCAACTTTTTCATCCCATAGTTTTTTGTATTCACGGACGTCCATGGTACCCATAGCTCGGTTATGCTCACGACGGATCATAGCAAGATTGTCTAGCACGGTCCGACCACCATTCTTATGCGCTACAATGTGCCCTGCTTCAGCATCTGCCCAAGTCAAAGGTAGTCCATCGATAGCACAAACGTAACCCTGAAGTTGAAGCGCAACTTCTTTCATCCAGTTAGGAAAGCAGCGATTTGGATCTTTGAACAGAGTATGTTCTAGAACCTTTTCCCAGTTAGGGTGTGAAGTGATCCACTTAACCAACTGCAACTGCTTTTCACCTGAGTCGTGGTTACGGCTGTAATCTCGGAACAACTGACTCAGAGTAGACTCTTTACTTTCAAAGTCTAAGTTTTGAATGTCTTTCCAGACGCCTTTAGGATCATTGTACAGGTCATTGTAACACTCACTGAATGCTAAGTACCACTGATAGTAGTCTGTACACTCAAGGTCTGAACCATAGCTCTCTGACAAGTGCAGGTAAAGATTGAGTAAAGTATTCTTCTCACTGTTACCTAGACCACTGCCGAACTGATTCTTACGGGCTTTACCCATCTCGTATAAGAACTCAAGGAAGTTGTCAACTTTCTTCTTCAGCTTTTTGACGTTTACAGTGTCATCGTTATACATCTTTTCTAGCTGATCAGCCTTACGTGGTCCAAGCTTTCCACCGTTATAGAAGCTGTAGTAGACACGGGCAATGTATTCTTCTTGCTTCAGACGAAGATTTGATCCAGAGATCCACTTGAAGTTACCGTCACGTGTCAACTCAAAGAAGTCGTGATTTGTCGAAGTCTTACCGTTTGGCAGAGTGACAACACGAACCGTCTCACGAACAGCATTTGCTAATGGGTGATCACCGTAAGAGTTAAGAGTCTCTTGGTCATTCACATCTGTAGTCTTGTTCAAGCTACGGAAGATAACACCCTTCATAAACTTCTCAAGAGGCTTGTATAGAGTGAATGACAGGACGTAGCTGTTGAAACGCTCACGAATTTCATCAGGCAACTGCGAATACGTCATACCGAACACACTGAAAAGCCCGTCACGATAGTCACGAATTGCACGTTTGCGGTGACCACCATCAAGTGATTCCCAAACATACTTAGTAGGCTCATCTCGAACATCAACAAGAGTAATGTTACCGATATCGATGTTATATAGAATAGATTCGATAATAGCTACTGATTTAGCATTGTTTGGCGAGACGTGTACAGCAGGTCGTTGACCGATCGGGTTACAATCAGTCAACGGCAAGTAGTCTGCAAGGAACTCTGTGATGGTCATAGTGACCTTAGAGAAGTCGATTTCTTTTTGGCTCAAGAATGGTACGCTCATAATATAATCTCTCATCATTTGTTACATATACAATATAACAGATGATTCGTTTCGTGTCAACCATTAAAATTGGTTTCTAGTCGCATTCCGTAATTATTTTCTTTGTTCTCTGGATTCACACCAGGCTTGTACTTGAGTTTGTTTTTCTTGAAGGGTTCGTAATCAACCCAGTGGTGCCAGCGATTGTAGCGCCATACTAGTCGTGTTACGTCTGGATGCATGTCGACCAACATCTGAGACTTGTTAACAGTACCCTCGGCATTCCACCCTTCTTCACTGATCTTATCAGAATTTTCTGCATGGTAGAACTCAGCAGTGTTACCACCACTAACAGACTGAGTAGCCGCTTTGCCCTGTAGGAAAGCATTGAACTGGACAGTGCAATCGCCATCTTTCAGTACACGTAGACACAAATCGGTATCTTCATTGTAGCGACCACGCCAACGATGCTTACAGTCATTACGAATCAATAGTGCAGAGTAGATACGAGTGTTAGCAACGAATGCTGGATACTTCTGATCTGGAGCACAGAAGAAACGATACTGAGGTCCAGCAATGTAGACGTTTTCGAATCGCTCAACAAAATCTTCCATAGCTCTAAAGCCTGCACCTGATTCAAATCGAATGCGCTGGTTACGATTCAAGCGATAGAAGTCTGAAATGTTATCGTCAAACACCCAGTGCCATGTTGCACCAATGCTGATACTGTGATCCCATGCCCAGTTTCTTGCACGACCTGGACCATCACCGTGATTCGAGAATGGTGCTACAAGTAGGGTCACATAGTCACGAATGCCGAAGTTATCTAGGGCTTCTTCGTATTGTTGCTCTTCT